GTGAAGCTGAAAGAAATCGGCCCGAGAGCCGCACTTCCAGGGATCGTCTACGCCTGGCCAGTCCCAATACGGGATACTGGTCTGGCAAAGTCGATACCGTGGCTTAGCACCGCTTGGATCTCTTCTTGAGATTCCTGGAGTCACCGCGATCCTACCCATAAGGTAGTCGTCTCGGTTGTCCTCGGTTAAACTTAAGTCACGGCGCCTGACATACCCGCCTAGATAACCGACCCCTTTGCCAAACTCATTCAGGAATTCCGATGTATCAGCGAGGATTGGAAGAGTCTTACGACTCCTCCGCTTTCCTCGATGGTCAACGGGTCCTTGATGAGAGCTTGACCCAGGGTAAAAGCTATCAACAGCAATCTCTCGCGCCAATCGCCGATAGTACCCATAAGAGTACCAGTAACGATTGTCAACAACCGGTGATGTAGCACGAAATGGGACGCGGATTCCACTATCGTCGGGTGCACTGAAAGGGACATGTACTGTTCGTACAAGTCCGCTAAGGTACCTAACAACGTTGTGGAGCGGTATTCCATTAAGTGTTGACCATCGATTGAGACGATTGACTGCAGAGTATATCTGCTGAGGAGCCTCGAGAGTTCTGATATATACGCCTCGGACATTTCTGCCCGAGAAGTAATCCGAACCACAAGACTCACGGAAATTCCCTGTATTGAATGACTTAGCTTCATTTACCTCAAATCCTAGTTTGGTAATCATGCGATTCACGAAGTCGTACGCCTCACGGCAAACGATGATGTCATCGCCGAATACTCCAAACTTCGTTTCTGAGGGATGACAGGTTGAGGCGGCACTCGGCCGCAGACCCATCATTTCATACACGGACTTTACCGCAGACGCGAAGATTAAAGTTTGAAGAGGAAAGGTAAACCCGTTCCCCATCGTACTCATCATCTTCAGTTCAACTTCAGAACCGTCTGGAAGGACGGCACATTCATCTCGCGATTGGAGCATAACATACCGAAGTAAGTTATTTTCTTGCAAACGAAGAAACAGTTGAAGAGACACGCTATCGCTCGCACTGACAAGATCTGTGGTCCCAAAAGAACCATCGATCGAGCCCAAACGAGCTAGTTCTCGATTTTTGTCTGGTT